AGTTACTGGTAATCAAGGTAGTTCAGCAGCAACTGGCGGAACTGTAACAGGTACTTTTCACTACACTATGGTAGACAATGCTAGAGCAGGTGAATCACAACCTGAATTAGTGTCGGCATAATAATTTAATTAATAGTGCTCCTTCGGGAGCACTTATAAAATAAGGAGAAAAAATATGTCAGGCGGCGGATCATTTTCAAGCGACCAAACAACCTTAAACAGAACAGGTACAACAGCCGGTGTAAATTTAAGAACTGGTAGAACTAGAGTTACTTCTATTCAAGCTGCAGGTGCAGCTTCATCAGTTGTAGAACTTTACGATCAAACAGCTGCTACAGTTGTAGCAGGGAATTTAAAAGCAAAATTTTTATTTGATACTGATGGTTTATGTGTTTACGTTCCAGGTTCAGGTATTCTATTTAAAAACGGAGTTACAATTGTAGTTACTGCATCAGCAGGATCTACATTAACAATTACTGGCGGATAAGGTTTAATAATATGGCAAACACTACTTCAGGAACTTATGTTTTTGAAAAAGGTTTTACTATAGCCGATATTGTTGAGGAAGCATTCGAAAGAGTTGGAATGCGTGGAGTTTCGGGTTATGAACTTAGAAGCGCAAGAAGATCTTTAAATATTCTTTTTCAAGAATGGGGAAATAGAGGATTACATTATTGGGAAGTAGCTCATAATTCTATTAGTTGGGAAAGCGGTAAAAGTGTTTATAATTTATATCGTTCACCTACAGATGGAACTTCTGATGCTATGTTTAGTCCTTTAGCAGCGGCAATGACTATTGGACAAACAACAGTAGTTATAGATTCAGTTGCCAACTTTCCAGCAACTGGAACTTTATTAATTGGTACAGAACAAATAACTTATACAGGTATAACAACTGAAACAAATACATTCACTGGATGTACGAGAGGAGTAAATGGAACCACAGCAGCAACTCATTCAACTGATGACAAGTGTTTTGATAACAATTCTATTACTTATGGAGTTACCGATATTTTAGAAGCTTCTTATAGAAACTCTTCTATAATTGATTCTCCATTTACAAAAGTTGATAGATCTACTTATCAGGCATTTTCAAATAAAACAGCCACAGGTCAACCCTCTCAATATTTCGTAGAAAGATTTATTGATAGAACAACTATTACAGTTTACTTAACACCTGGATCTGTACAAGTTGGAGACTTTCTTAATTACTACTACGAAAGAAGAATTCAAGATGCAGGTTCCTATAGTAATGATGCAGATGTACCTTATAGATTTGTACCTTGTATGGTTGCAGGTCTTGCTTATTACTTATCACAAAAATTTCAACCAGCAGCAGTTCAAAATTTAAAATTACTATATGAAGATGAATTAGCTAGAGCTCTACAAGAAGACGGTTCACCATCTAGTACTTTTATTAGCCCTAAAACTTATTACCCAGGAACATAATGGCAGATCTATCGAGAGGAAAAAACGCAATATTTATTTCAGACAGAAGTGGAATGCAATTTCCATATACTGAAATGGTTAGAGAATGGAATGGTGCAAGAGTACACACTTCAGAGTTTGAACCTAAACAACCCCAACTTCAACCTAAACCAGTAGGATCAGATCCTCAAGCATTACAAAATCCAAGACCACCTGTACCTACAACTGCTGTTTTAATTATGCTAGATGATAATCCTTTTACAACTGTAATTCATAGCGGAGTTACTTATGTAAATGTGTATTCAGTTGATCATCAAAGAAAAACAGGAAATGTTGTTAGATTAAGAGGGTTTCCAGATGCAACTACTGCAGGACCTGGAGGATCTAATCCCGATGATTTAAGAAATTTACAATCATTTAATCCAATTCCTACATTTGATAATGTAAGTGATTTAAGTAGTGCAGCAGGTTTTACTATTACCATAGGTAAAAAAAATGCAGATGGTTCAGTGACTACTTCACCTAGTGCTACACCAACAGATATTTTAACTACACCAGAAAATTATTTCTTTATAACAAGTACAAGTAATGCTACAACAGGAGGAGTTGTCGGCGGAGGAAATGGTTGTTCAGCAGGACCAGTAACTTTAAAGGCGGTATAATATGGCATACACTTTAGCAAACTTACAATCTGACATTAGATCATACACAGAAGTAGATAGCGCTGTTTTAACAGATGCTATTTTAAATACAGTTATTAAAAATGCTGAGAATGAAATTTACAGAGAAGTAGACTCTGATGTTTCAAATTTTTATGCTACATCAAATGCAGTTATTGGAAACAGATATGTTACTATTCCTTCTGATTTAAGAACAATTAGATATGTTCAGTTAACAGATGCCGATGGCAAACAAGTTTATTTAGATCAAAGAGATCCAAGTTTCATGGCTGAATTTTATGAAACCCCTGATACAGCTAATGGACTTCCTCAATATTATGCTAGTTGGGATGAGAATTTTTGGGTAGTTTCACCTACACCAGACGCAGCTTATAAAATAACATTAGCTTACACTAAACAGCCAATAAGTATCACAGATTCTACGCAACCAGTAGCAGCCCCAGCATCATTAAATGGAACATATGTTAGTAATAAATATCAAGATATGCTTTTATATTGTTGTTTAAAAAATGCATATGGGTACTTGAAAGGACCGGCAGATCTGTTACAATACTACAACACAGCTTTTAGAACTGCTATGGCTTCTTATGGAGTCGAACAACAAGGACGAAGAAGAAGAGGCGAATATGACGATGGTGTTATTCGAACTCCGATTAAATCAGACTCACCATCAACTTATTAATAACAAGGAGAGAACAACATGGCAAATACAGTACCTTCAGCTTTTGGACTATCATTACTATCTGGTCATCATGATTTTGCAACAGGTGGAAACTCATTTAAGCTAGCTTTGTATACAACTAATCCTTACAATGTTGACAGCACTGTATTCGCAGGTGGAACAGGTAATGGAGAAGTAGACCCTGCAAATAGTTCGAATTACGTTGCAGGTGGAAATGCATTAACATCTCAAGCAGTAGCTAGAGGAGACGGAACATCTACAGGAAAACTAGTAGCAACAGTAGATTTTGCAAACACATTATGGGGAGCAGCCACAACTGGTGCTGCAACTTTTGGTGCTGCGTTTGGAGCAATTTACAATACAAGCACTGTAGACGGATTAGCAAACAGATTAGTAGTAGTATTAGACTTTGGTGGAACTAAGACAGCAACGGCTGGCGACTTTACAGTTGCTTACCCAGATCCAACAACAGGATCACCTGCTGGTTCAGCGGCTATCATAAGTTTAAACGCTAATTAAAAATAGGAAAAAAATATGGCGTTGGTTTTAAACGACAGAGTAAAAGTAAATAGTACGGCCACTGGAAACAGTCAAACTACGTTTGCAATTAATACTACAGCAGTTGATAGTTTTGATACTTTCAGCAATGGTATTGGTGTAGGCAATACAACTTACTACGCTATTTTTAATCAAGGTACTACAGAATTTGAAGTTGGTTTAGGTACTTTAAATTCTGCAAGTAACTTACAAAGAACTACTATTATATCTAGTTCGAACTCAGACAATGTTGTTGATTTTAGTTTAGGTACAAAAGATGTATTCTGTACTTTACCAGCAAGTAAAGCAGTTTATCTAGATGCAAGTGGAAACGCAGTTGGAGCCGCGGGCGCGGGCTTTGCTGTAGCAATGGCAATAGCGTTATAGGAAAAAAATATGGCACAAAACTTTATAGGATATTCAAATCAATTAACTACAGGCTCTACAGCTACAGTTTTTACAGCTAATACTACAGATGCTGTTATTGGAATTCGAATGGCTAACATTACTGCAGCCGCAGTAACAGTAGATGTTTGGGTTCGTGTAACTGGAGCAACTAATAGATACATAGTAAAAGGTTTAAGCATTCCACCAAATAGTTCAGTTGAACTAGTTCAAGGTGGAGCAAAATTTGTTTTAAACAGTACGGATTTATTACAAGCTACTACTAGTGGAACCAATGCAGTTGATATGATTACAAGTGTTGTTGATGCAATTAGTACAGCACCATAAGGAGATTAAAATATGAGCGATGCATACCCAAGTGGAGTATATGTAGGAAACAATCCTGGTTCTCAGGAAATCTATACTCATGCTGAAGTTATTGATAATTTTTTAGTTATTGAAAGTGCAGTTCTTGCCGGACCTGTAACTTTTGAAGCAACAGTGACAGTAACAGGAACGTTGGTAATTGTATAATGAGTAAATTAGAAGTAGATAAAATTACTCCTCAATCAGGTACTACACTTACAATCGGTGATGCTGGAGATACAACTGTTATAAATGGTTTAGGTACTTTACCTGCAACTATTGGAACAGCCGCTCAAGTATTATCCGTTAATGCAGGCGCAACAGGTTTACAATATGGAACTGCTGTAACTGATCTAAGTAATTTAAATGCTACTAATTTAACAAGTGGAACTGTACCAGATGCACGTTTTCCATCAACTTTACCGACAGCCAATGGACAAAATTTAACAGCAATAAATCCAACAGCAATATCAAGTGGTACTTTCCCTGCATTAAATGCAGCTAACTTAACAAATTTAAATGCAACAACTTTGACAAGTGGAACTGTACCAGATGGTAGATTCCCCGCAACGCTTCCAGCGATTAGCGGTGCTAACTTAACTAACTTGCCTGCTAGTGGTGGAATGGATTTACTTCAATCAGTTACTCCTTCAAGTACACCATCATTTATACTTGTTGGTGATTTTTCATCAACCTATAGAGCATATAAACTTGTTTTAGCTGGAATAAGACCAGTAAATACTAATTCAGATATGACTTTTCAATTACAGACATCTGGTGGAAGTCTTGCAACAAGTGCTTATTATTGGTCAATAAATGGTCAACAAAATGGATCAAGTGTTTTTGAAAGTGGAAACAATGAAACCCAAGCAAGATATTTCTCAAACCTTTCAAATGCAGATGGTGGTATGGCAGTTGAAATGTTAATTACAAATCCTTTTCTAGCTGAACGAACAGTTTTTTCAGGATTTTGTGGTGGAAAAAGAGACAATAGTGATCATGGTTTTCCTCAAAATTTTTCTGCTATTCATTATACAGCTACATCTTATACAAAATTAAAAATAGCTGGAACTCAAAATAGTTTTACTTGGGCAGATACTGGTAAAATATTATTATATGGATTAAAGGAAAGTTAAAATTATGACAAGATATAAACAAATAGGAAATAAAGTTACAAAATTAACCACAGAAGAAGAAAATGCTTTAAAAATTGAAGAAGCATCTTATCCTTCTGCTTTAGATATGGTTTTGAGATCATTTAGACAAAAAAGAAATATTCTTTTAGAACAAACAGATTGGATGGCTAACTCTGATTTAACTATGTCATCTGATATGAAAACTTATAGACAAGAATTAAGAGATATAACAAATGGACTAACAACAGTTGAACAAATAGAAGCTGTAGAATTTCCAACAAAACCAGAATAATTATGAGTACAGTTAAAGTAAACAATATTAAAACTAGATCAGGCACAGCTTTAACAGTTGGTGAAGCATCAACTGTAACTACTGCTCCTGGAGCTTTAACAGTAGCAGGAAAAGTAACCGCGACTACCGGTGCAGGAAT